GGGAGCATACACACAAACAAATAGAAGTTCATCAAGTGATAAGTATGTGTCATATTCTTGGAAAGCAGGGGGAACAGCAGTAACCAATAACGATGGAGCAACTACGGCACAAGTTTCTGCAAATCCTGCTGCGGGTTTTTCGATAATTTCCTATAATCCAAGCGTAACAGATACCACCGTTGGACACGGTCTTGGAGTCCAACCAAAGTTATATATCGCTAAAAACAGGGATGCGTCAGAGTACTGGCTTGTTGGAAGCACACTTCTTGCAAATAATAAGGCATTAAAACTTAATGAAACAGGCGCACAGTTTACTACTAGCGGATGGTCAAATGATTATCCAACTTCTTCAGTTATTTCAGTAAACATAAACCCTAATGCGGATTACATTATCTATGCGTTTGCTGATGTGGATGGTTATCAGAAAATAGGGACTTATACAGGAACAGGAACTGAATTTAATGTAAACGTAGGGTTCCAACCACGTTGGGTTATGATAAAAAGAACTGCCGCAAGTGGTTCTTGGATGATTTACGATAGTGTGCGGGGAGCAAACACCACAAATTCTAAAAGTTTAGCCGCAAACACATCAAGCGCTGAATCTGAAAGAAATGGTACAAATGATGAAGTGGTTTTTACATCAACAGGTTTTACGGTTCCCGACGATACTGGCAACGGATTAAATTCAGCATTGTCTGGCAATACCTATCTTTATTTAGCAATAGCATAATGGAAAATATAAGACTTTGGTAATAAACGTAATATAACATAATGTAAACTTAAATTAAATACTATGGAAATTAAATTAAATGAATCTCAAATTAATCGCATTACTCAATTATTAAATGAGTTTCCAATTCGTGAACTTGCAAAAGTAAGAGCAATTTCAGAAATTTTACAAGAATCAAATCAAACTAAAAATGAATCTAATAAGAAAAATTAGCATTGGTCGTGATTATAAAAACGATGCAATGCACTACAGCGTAGGGCAAGAAGTATTTGGTGGCCATACAATAACAGAAATTATTGAAGAAGCAGGGGAATATAAAATATATATTAATAAAGAAGATGAAACATTGCCGTGGAAGCATTTTAATAAAAATATGGCTATAGCGGTGGAGTATAATTTAGAGTATTAATGAAACATCTGCATGCTTACATTATTGAACCTATTGACGGTAGGTACATAAATAATAAAAAAATAGGCAAATCAAATTTAATATTAAACACGTCTATAGAAAATCATAAGTTTGTAAACCGCTATGGTAAAGTAATACAAATACCTATTAATCAACAATCAAGTATTCAAATAGGGGATACAGTTATAGTTCACCATAATGTATTTAGAAGGTTTTATGATATACGTGGCAAAAGTAAAAATAGCATGAGCTACTTTCAGGAAGATAAATACTTTTGTTATGATGACCAAATATTTTTATATAAGCAAAACAATAAATGGTACGCACCTAACGGTTTTTGCTTTGTAAAGCCAATAGAAGAAAACAATATGTTTTCAGATCAAAAAGAAAAGCCTTTAATAGGCGTTTTAAAGCATTTAGGACGCGATTTAAAGAGCTTTAATTTAAAGGTTGATGATTTAGTTGGTTTTACTCCAAATAGCGAATATGAGTTTGTTATTGATAATAACAGAATGTATCGTGTGCCATTAAATTCTATTTCAATTAAATATGACAGAAAAGGAACTGAAGTCGAATATAATCCAAGCTGGTTACAAAGCAGTGCATGAGCTTATAAGAGTAGCTGAAGAGGAGATTATAGTAGACGGAGCTGAAGACGAGCTTGCTGCAGATAGATTAAAAAACGCCGCTGCTACAAAAAAGCTTGCAATATTCGATGCTTTTGAAATACTTACGCGTATTGAAGCTGAAAAAAACATTATGGAAGACAAACCTGTTGAAAGTACTAAAAGTTTTGGTGGTTTTGCAGAAAAAAGATCCAAGTAATGTACGAACAAACTTTAATAAAAACAATACATCCTATAAAAGAAAATGTTATTAAAAGAAATAACAGATATAAAAAGTGGGTGTACGGATACAATAAAGAGTTTGATATTATTATTATAAGCAAAGACGGAACAATAGGTGAAATTGTTGAAATACAAAATTTAGCAATAGCATTGCCAGCTGCTCCAAAGGATATTGATAATAATAATGATAAATGGGTACCTCATGAATACCCTAAAGAGCTAAAACAAATAAAAACCATATTTGATTGGGAATCATATCCTGAATCATTTAAAAATAATTGGTATGCATATATTGATAGAGAATTTGCCCGGCGCGACGAAGGTTATTGGTTTCGTAACAAAGGCAATCCTACTTATATCACTGGGTCTCATTATATGTACTTGCAACACACCAAAATTGATGTTGGGAAACCAGATTATAGAGAGGCAAATAGAATCTTCTATATCTTTTGGGAAGCATGCAAGGCTGATACAAGGTGTTACGGGATGTGCTATCTTAAAAACAGACGATCAGGTTTTAGCTTCATGTCATCATCTGAATGCGTTCACCAGGCAACAATTACTTCGGACGCTAGATTTGGGATACTTTCCAAGTCCGGTGGAGATGCAAAAAAGATGTTTACAGATAAGGTCGTTCCTATATCCGTTAACTACCCCTTCTTTTTCAAGCCAATACAGGACGGAATGGACCGGCCAAAATCGGAGCTTGCCTACCGTGTCCCAGCCTCAAAGCTTACCAGAAAGTCCATTACGAGCACCGAACAAAAACAAATACTAGAAGGCCTTGACACTACTATTGACTGGAAAAATACAGGCGATAATAGTTATGATGGTGAAAAGCTTAGGTTGCTAATACATGATGAATCGGGTAAATGGGAAAAACCTGATAACATATTAAATAACTGGCGTGTTACAAAAACTACTTTAAGGCTGGGTAGTCGTATTATAGGTAAGTGTATGATGGGTTCAACATCAAATGCTTTAGATAAGGGTGGTGACAACTTTAAAAAACTTTATTATGACTCAGATGTCACACGACGAAATAAAAATGGCCAGACTAGCTCAGGATTATATTCTTTGTTCATACCTATGGAATGGAACTACGAAGGATACATTGATGCTAATGGACACCCTGTATTTGATACGCCAGAAATACCCGCAGTTGACAACGACGGATTTGAAATTGATACAGGTGTCATAGACTTTTGGCAAAACGAAGTTGAAGGATTAAAGCATGACTCAGACGGATTAAATGAATATTATCGTCAATTTCCTAGAACTGAAGAGCATGCTTTTAGAGATGAGGCTAAAAATAGTATATTTAATTTAACTAAAATATACGAACAAATAGATTACAACGAGGACTTTGAAAGAAAAGGTTTAGTTACCAGGGGCTCATTCATATGGGAAAACGGTATAAAAGATACAAGGGTGTTATTTACACCAAATAAAAGCGGTAGATTTTTAATTAGCTGGACACCTCCTAAAAACCTTGAAAACAATGTAATAACTAAGCAAGGTGTTAAGTTTCCTGGTAATGAACATATAGGCGCATTTGGATGCGACTCATATGATATATCAGGTACAACTGATGGGCAAGGTTCTAAAGGGTCGTTACATGGGTTAACTAAGTTTAGCATGGAAGACGCTCCTCCTAATACATTTTTTTTAGAATATATAGCTAGACCGCAAACTGCTGAAATGTTTTTTGAAGATGTACTTATGGCATTAGTATATTATGGAATGCCAATACTTGCTGAAAATAACAAGCCTCGTTTATTATATTATTTAAAAAGAAGAGGCTATCGTAAGTTTTCAATGAATAGACCTGATAAAATTTGGAATAAACTTTCTGTTACAGAAAAAGAAATAGGAGGTATACCAAATACATCAGAAGACATAAAGCAAGCGCATGCCGCTGCAATTGAAACATATATACAAAAACACGTAGGTATTACTGACCAAGGCGGCGGTAATATATATTTTAATAGGACACTAAATGATTGGGCAAAATTTGATATTAATAAGCGAACAAAATTTGATGCGACTATTAGTTCTGGGCTCGCTATTATGGCTTGCAATAGGCATTTATATCATCCGAAGCCACGTCATGAGAAATCGTCGTTAGATTTAAAAATATCAAGATTTAATAATAAAGGATTGCATTCAGAAATAATTAAATAACATGGCTGAAACAATATTAAAAAGCTCATTTCCTAGCCAAATAGCTAGCGATGCGGAAAAAGCCAGCGAAGAGTATGGCTTAAAAGTGGCGCGCGCTATTGAGCATGAATGGTTTAAAAGAGATTCTGGTGCGACTAGATTTTATTCTAATCGGGATGAGTTTCATAGATTGCGCCTTTATGCAAGAGGTGAGCAGTCTGTAAAAAAATATAAAGATGAATTATCTATTAATGGTGATTTGTCCTATCTTAATTTAGATTGGAAACCAGTTCCAATTATTCCAAAGTTTGTAGACATTGTTGTAAATGGTATGTCGGATAGGTTATATGACATAAAAGCATTTTCACAAGATCCCGCTTCTATGAAACAACGTACTGATTACGTTGAGTCTATACTAGAAGATATGCAAGCAAGAGAAATATCTGACCAAATACAACAGCAGCTTGGAATCAATGTGTATAGCAACGATCCAGATAAGTTACCAGAAAATGAAGAGGAGCTATCATTGCATATGCAGCTTGAATACAAACAGTCAATTGAAATAGCTGAAGAGCAGGCAATTAACACCGTATTTAATTCTAATAACTACGAATTAACACAACGTAGAGTAAATTATGATTTAGCTGTTATTGGTATTGGTGCTGTAAAAAATGAATTTAATACTTCACAAGGCATTAGAATTAAATATGTTGACCCAGCTGATTTAGTGTATTCTTATACATATTCACCATATTTTGATGATATATATTATGTAGGAGAAGTTAAGTCGGTGACTATCAATGAGTTAAAACAACAGTTCCCCAATTTAACTAATGAGGAATTAGAAGAATTAACAAAGCAGGGGATACAGACAGCTGCATCGCATAACAGGTACATTAACGAGGACTCTGTTTTAGATGCAAACACAATACAAGTTTTATACTTTAACTATAAAACTTATAATAATCAGGTATTTAAAATAAAGAAAACTGCATCCGGCGCTGATAAAGCAATTGTAAAAGATGATCAGTTTAATCCGCCTAAAGATGACAGATCAAGATTTACAAAAGAATCAAGATCTATTGAAGTGGTATATGATGGAGCGTTTGTATTAGGAACCCAAAAGTTATTAAAGTGGGAGATTGCTAAAAATATGACACGCCCAAAAAGTGATACATCAAAAGTAATGATGAATTACAATGTTGTAGCGCCGCGTATATATAAAGGACGCATTGAATCTCTAGTTAGTAGAATTACCACTTTTGCCGATATGATTCAACTAACGCATTTAAAGCTGCAGCAGGTAATGGCAAGAATGATTCCTGATGGAGTTTATTTAGATGCTGATGGTTTAGCTGAAATTGATTTAGGTAATGGCACAAATTATAATCCGCAGGAAGCATTGAATATGTTTTTCCAAACAGGTTCTGTTATTGGTAGATCAATGACTGCTGATGGTGATCTAAATGCAGGGCGGGTGCCTATTCAAGAGCTAACATCTAATGGTGGTAATAATAAAATTGCTTCATTAATTAATACATACAACTATTATCTTCAAATGATTCGTGATGTGACCGGATTGAACGAAGCGCGTGATGGTTCTATGCCAGATAAAAACGCATTAGTTGGTGTACAAAAGCTTGCTGCTGCAAATTCAAATACAGCTACACGACATATATTACAGTCAAGTTTATATCTTACAGCAAAAACTGCGGAAGCAATTAGCTTAAGAGTTTCTGATATATTAGAGTTTTCACCAACACGTGATGCATTTATTTCTAGCATTGGTAGATTTAATGTTGCTACGCTTGAAGATATTAAAAACATGCATCTGCATGACTTTGGTATATTTATTGAATTAGCGCCTGATGAAGAAGAAAAAGGAATGCTTGAAAATAATATTCAACAGGCTTTAGCTAAAGATCAAATATATTTAGAAGATGCTATTGATATTAGAGAAATTAAAAATATCAAATTAGCAAATCAACTATTAAAAGTACGCAGACGTAAAAAGCTTGAGCAAGATCAAGCAACACAGCAACGAAATATTCAAGCACAAGCAAACGCTAATTCTCAAACCACACGGGTTGCAGCACAAATGGAAATGCAAAAAAATCAAGCTATTTCACAGCAAAAAGCTGAGCTTGCGCAAGTTGAAGCAAATCATAAAAAAAAAAAAATGCAGCAAGAAAAAGAACTTAAGAAAGAGCTTATGAAATAT